GAGTTAAATTGGATATTGGCAGAAGCATCAGACGCAATCACAGAGCCTGTTGAAGCTGGCAAGGTTAGCGTGTTTGTACCCGCAACAGCAGGGGCAGCAAGTGTTACCGTACCGCTGGTGTTGCCTGTTAAAACAAGTGAACTCATATATTTCCTTTACAGAACAACCCAGCGAGCGCCGGAGGGGACAGTGACAGTGATGCCGCTATTGACGGTGATCGGGCCAACAGACATTGCGTTAAAGCCAGTGCTGAGAGTATAGTTTGTTGTGACAGTCTGGCCGTTTTCCACAAACACCTGGTCAGCGCCGCCGCCAGTTGCGCCGCCGCCCAAGGCACCCCAAGCTGTTGCGCCGTAGCCTTCAAACTTGCCGGTCGTGGTGTTGTAGCGCACCATGCCGGTGACGGCGGTGGGGCGTTGGCCGGTGGTGCCTACGTTGAGCTTGGCGGCACCTGTACTTGTGAAATTTACTTGGCCTGAAAAAGTAACCGTACCAGTGGCCGACAGTGTGGTAAACGCGCCGGTGTTGGGTGTGACGTCGCCAATGGGAGGTGGGGCACCAAAAGAAGTGATGTCCAACGGGATGGCAATGTTGTCTACGGTGTAAAGCAACACATCGTCGGCGTCCTTAACTATGAACTTGTAGCTGGTGGTGTTGAGCAACCAGATGTTGGCTTGGCCAAGCGAGTCCAAGATGATCGGGTTGGTGTTGGGTGTAGCAGCGGTGTAGTCGGTGTACGTAGCGATAGGTGTTGAAGTGCCCGCCGCATAGGTGTAGATTTTGCCTCCGACAAGAGGCAAGCCATCCGATCCGAAGATTTGCTGTTTGGGTGAGGGGGTTAAGCCAGCCATGTGTTTACCTCAAGTTGTTTTGGTTTTCAGGCGCAAGCATGTTACTAACCCCCGAACGGATTTGCACCGCTGCTTTTTCAGCGGCGACGCCTTTTGATCCTTGTTTTAACACAGACGGATTGGACAGTATTTGCAATACTCTACTGCGTTCTGCACCAGGCAAAGTTTCTAGCAAGTCAGCAGCACCTTTAGGTGTTTTAAGAGCTTGCGTCAGCACTGCCATACTCTTGTTGCCAATTTTCTTTTCTAGCTCACTGATGGCTTGGTTACCTGCCGTAGTCCAAAAATTAAGCCAAGAAGGAAATCTGAAATTAGAAGTCTGTTGGGATACCAACTGTGTCAACGCTTTTTGACCCTCGGTGACTTGTTCTTTAACCGACATTTGGGTCAAGTGTTTTTGCGCTTGATTTCGCATCACTGTCAAAGTACTGTCGGTCAGTTCTGCCGCTATGTTGTACTTGCCTGACCCCAAAATCTTTTCAACAGCCTCTGGCGATTCATTTTGAACCAAACGCACAAACGCGTCTTTATCAGTTTTCCAAAGTCTTAACGCTTCGCCGGTCAATTCTTTTTCGGCAATCCGTTGCATTCCTTGGGCATGGGTTGCAAGGTAGTCTTTCCAACCAGCACCACCCGCAGCTTCAATTGCGTCGTCAATTGCAGGCTTGATCTTGGCCAATACACCGGCAGCAAGGTTGCGTTGGGTGGTTGCATCAGCACCTGGGCGCAGTTGTTGAATTGCAGCGTTGACTGAGTTTTTACGAATAGCTTCCAACGCTTTAATGTCAATCACACCGTTGCTGGCCGTCCATGCGGCAATATCATCAGCAACATTTTTTGCCGCGCCAGCCAGCAAATCGTTGCCCGCAAATTCAGGTTTGTTGGTTGTAGCCTTGATACTTTGGATAAGCGGCGCAGTCTCTAAAGGTTTGATACCTACTGCGCGTAACGCATCCGCAGCAGCTTGAGCAAACCGAGCGCCTTGGCCAAGGTCAAGAGAAGCGTCAGCCGCTTTAGCCGCCCATTCATCAGACATTTGCGCCAATTTTCCAGGGTAAGTTTGTGTTTGCGCCCATGCGTCTGAATATCCAGCTTGAGATTTTGCGGGCGCTTGAGCCGACCCCGCAGGAAATCCCGCTTTAATTGTTTGCAACCTAGCAGCCGCTGCCGCATGATCACCTAGCTCTATTAAATCCCGCACCTTTTGTACTTCAGCCGCAGCTTGAGTGCTTAACTTGCCTGCTTGAGCTTCATACGCGGCTACTTCTTGGCCTAAATTGGCGCGTTTAATTGCTGATTCACGCTGTGGGCCGGTCATGGCGTTAAGATTACGTTTGGCCGTTTCAAGCGTCGCGCGAACATCTGTAGCGGTAGTGCCACCTACTAATTTAGCAAGTTCATTGACTGATTGCGCTTCATCACTAAGCCGCAGCTTGCGTAAAAACTGAGGGTCTTTATTCAATGCGTCTTTGATCAAAGCCTGCCACGTTGGATTTTGAATATTCGCAGTTAGTTCGGCTACGCTGGCGTTTGGCGGCGCATTTCGCAAAGCGTTGATAACTTGAGGCATGTCGTCGCCCAACGCAACTTGAGCCATTTTGGCGGCTTTTTGTTGCGGCAACTGACGCATGTCTATAGCTTTACCAATTACTTTGCCAATAAAAGGCGCGGCAACTTGACCGCCAGCTTCAAATGTCGAACCTGTAAGCACGTTTTTAAGCGGCTCGGTGACATTTTCAAAACCTTGCCTTGGCTTTCTAGCCCCAAAAGCTACGTCGGCTTGATACATTAATTCGTTGCCAATAGCGTACCCTAAGCCCGCGCCGCCAACAACGCCAGGGGGCCCTAAAGGAATACCTAACGTAGCGCCGCCAACTGCACCTAACGCTTCAACTGTAGGCGCAACGTAGGGGCGAACTCTTTGGTACATCGTAGGCTCAGGTGGCAGGTTGCTGCCCATCGCAGTGCCAATACTTTCGCTAATTTGTTCGCCAAGGTTTTGCACACCAAATTTTTCATGGATAGCTTGTTTGGTCGCTTCGTTTGCGTTGACGTAATTTAAATCGTCAGGCGCAAATTTTAAAAAAATAGCCGCCTTTGTCGCAGGATTTGCGTTAATGTAATTGGGGTCGTTAAGGATTGTGGCTAAATCGGCCATTTATTTTCCCTTCAACAAGGGGTTGTTGGCGTCAACAGCGCCTGTGGGTGCTTTACCTTGATTCTTGTAATCATAGGTCATATCATAAGATTCACGTACACGAACTTTACTTCCTTCTGCAGTTGAAATGGCTGCATCAAGTGCTTTGCGAACATCAGCAGCATCTTGCTTACGGTCAATTGCTTCAAACGCGCTTTTAAGTTGCGCGCCTTCTTTGTCTGATACGTTACCCAACGCGCCACCAGTCTTAGATGCTTCGCGCATGTCTTGCAACACTTGAAAACCACCTTTAGCAATAATTTTGTCGTATAAGGCTTGAGCTGCGCGTCCATCTGACGTAAGTCCAGGCAAGCGCCCTGCTGCAATGCCGGTAATTGAATTTAAACCAGGGTGATCCCGCAAAGTCTTCAAATCTTTAATAAGGTTGTCGGTATTTTTTTCGATAGCCTTAACTGATGTAGTTGCTTGCGGGTAGCTAGCCTCCCGCTTTTGAATTTCTTTGGGTGACAAACCTTCTAGCGCAGCTGCAGGCGTCATATTTTTAGATATGGCTTCTTCGCGGCTGACATATCTAATTTTTCCGTCATCGCCGACAACTGCAACCGGCGCTGAAGGTTGCACGGGCTGTGCAGGAGCGCGGCCAGCCTTCGCGCGCGCAGTGACAAAGTCTTGATAAGAACCTTTGAAGTTACCACCATCGGCTGTTTTGGCAAAAGTGTACTCAGCCACCATACTTGGAGGCGCATTTAATTTTACGCCCACCAAAAGTTGACCCGCACCGGTTGCAGGTATAGCTTGAGCGTTAGCGCCCATTGTGATAGGTGTAGCCACACCAGTACGCTTATCAATCCCAAAATAACTGGTTGTGCCATCTTCGTTGTTGACTTCTTTAATTTCTTTATCTGGGTTTGCTTGCTCGTATGCAAGTTTGTCTTTGTCAAATTTAAGTCGTTGCGCAGTAGTGTTAACCCCAGATAAATCTGCGCCGCCCATTGTGATAGGTGTAGCTACACCAGTAATCTTATCAATTGCAAAAACGCTAACCGTGCCATTTTCATTGGTAACTTCTCTTATTTCTTTGCCTGGGTTTGCTTGCTCGTATGCAAGTCGTTTTGCAGAAGTGTCTACACCTTTGACTTCTATTCCACCTAAAGTTACTTTTGTTGCTTTGCCATCTTTACCTACCGCAAGCAAGCTAGTTGTGCCATCGTCCGCAACCACAGTATGAACTGTTGATCCAGGGTTTGCTTTTTCGTAGACAAACTTGTCTTGCTGAAGTTTAAGTTCTTGCGCTCTAATGTTAGGCGAAGACATACCAGTGGCAACGCCTGGCGCGTTAACTTCCGAAGTCTTACCTGTGCGCGGGTCAAACGTGTAATATTTAATGGTGCCATCTGCTTGCGGCACTTCCATACGCTCAAGTTTCCCTGCACCTTGAAACATAACTTTTCCTGATGGCGAAACAAGGTTGCCATCAACAACGTGCATAACTTCTGGTTTGAGCAATTGTTTGTATTGCTCTTCTAACAGCTTGCGTTCATCTAACCAACCAGGGGAACCACGATATAAAATGTTACCTTGTTTTATTTTTGCAAGAATACTTTCCGCAGTCGCCGCTTGCGGCGCGGCCATAGCATTGACCGGCGGTGCGGCGGCTGCGGGGGCAAGTTTATTCTGCTGATTAAACGCGGCCGCTCCAGGTGTTGAGATTGCTGCTGCTGGCTCTGCTGCCGCTGCGCGGCCTTGTGCTCCAAATGCAGGGCTTTCTGCAAATTGAGGCGCAACGGCTGCGGACGGGCCCACTGGCGCAATGCCCCCTTGGTCTTTTAAGTATCGGGCTTGCGCTTCGTATTCTTGAATAAGCTTAATGTTTTCAAGCATGCGCTTGCCAACCTCATTAACTTGTGAAAGAGGATGCCGTGCCATTTGCATGGCGGCGTCCATAGGGTCTTTAGTTGGCGCATTATTTTCTTCTGCCGACTTCATAATCTGGGCTATAGTGTCTTGCGCTTGTTGAGCTTGCTGAACCGTAATACGTGCTTGGCCTAATTGCGTTTGTGCCAACTCGTTTTGCGTACCGGCAGATCGTTGCTGCGCTTGTGCAGCCAAAATGTTTTGCACTTGGCCATACTGCGTCAGTGGGTCGTTCAACTGAAGTTGTTGAACACCAAGGGAAATTCTAGGATCAATAGGCATAATTTATCCTGTAACAGAAGAATAGTCGCCAGGCACATTCGTGCCGTATCCTTTAGGCATAAATCTGTTGTTTAATGCGTTTGCTATGTTTTGACTATTTGAATAGTTTAAATACGTATTCAAACCGCCCGTTAAAGCGTTTGCGCTACCGACATAGCCAGACGCCCGCGCCGCAGCCGCGCTGCCTATAGCGTCGCCAACATTTGAAGCCATCTGCTGACCTTGCTGACCTATTTGTTGGGCAGTGGATTGACCCATACCTGTCATAGCTTGCAAAGGTTGCAAACGAGCGGTGCGTTCGGCCTGATAGCGGTTGAATGCGTTGGTGTACTCTTGCGAGCCCATTTCTTGGCCAAACCGCGTAAGCGCCTTGCCAGTGCCGCCAGACAGCAAACCACCACGGGCGGCAGCAGACCGTTCCAAGGCTTTTGTGCCTTCGCTCAAACGAAATGCGTAACCTGGATCAGCTTGGAACTTATCCATAGTAAACGGTTGATATTTTGACGCTTCAACCAATTCCGGCAACGCATTGACGCCCACGTCGTAGAAAGGTTTTTGTCTTGCAACGTCTTCTTGGTATTGTCGGTATTGCAAATCAGATGAGCGATTCATTGCGTCAGCTTGTACGCCTGCTCCTCTTTCTGCCGCCCTTGAACCCATGTAGGACGTGGCGACAATTGCTGTTGCTATTGCTGACATGCTGACTCCTTAAATTCAATACCTGACAGCGCCAAGGCTTGCCGGTAGTCAATTGTTATTTCAGTACCCATAGCGCCGCCTTTACATCCTTCAATGTCAACCAGCGCAACAAGATCGATGTTGCCGTTAGGCAGCATAACCATTTTTGCGTTTGGTGTTTTTGAATGGTTGGTAAATCGACCACCTTGTGTTCGGTACCCGTCTATTCTGGCCGCGCAAATAATGTCGCCTGATTTTACTGGTGAAGTCAAAAATAGACCTTTACCTTCTATGGGCGATTCAGCTACGCGAGTAATTTGGCTATCCACCCATCTTTGATCGTATTCGTTTTCAGACTGTTGTCTGGCCAACTCATGAGGTATACCGCATTCGTCAAGCAAGTTAAAGTAATCTTTACGGTCGTCTACACGGGTTAGCTTTTCAACCGCCAATTTAGATTGTTGGTCTTGCATCCAATCTTCGCTCTTTTCAATAAAAACAGCTTCCACCGAGTCTGGGTCTGTCAACTCAGTAGCGTAAATGTTTTGCCATACCATATCTTCTAAAACATACCCGATTTTGCGGCCCGCTTTGCCGGTAAAAATCATGGGTGCAGTCAACACTTGAGTATTGCCGTCGTCTTTAACGATCATTACTTTGCCGCGCAACATAATGTTCAGATGGTCAAATTTTTGCTTATGACCAATAGCCAAAGTGCCAGCGGGCATGAAAACCTCGCGGATGCACACACCAGGCCCAAAATGATGGACAACAGAACATTCGGCTTGAGGCATTTGCAAAAGCGTTTGCTCAGGCTTTTCTAAACTCAAAAGCTCACGCAAAGCCAGTTGGCCAACGTCTTCTTGCTTAGTTAAATTGCTCATAGTTGAGCCTTTATGTTGCTGAGTAAGCCTTGCACTGCAACATCATACCCGCGCTTAATTCCTTGTGCTTGACCTAAAGTTTCACAAGTCTCAATCATTTCAGCCAACATCATTTCGCCGCGCAAAGGTTTTTGACGTTGTGATTTAAAGTGTTTATCCTGTTTGCGCCAAATGCCTTTAAGCGCAGCCAAGTCATTTCCTGCTGCGGCCTGATGGGCAAAGTACGTTAAGTTTTCATCATTCAACGCAGGTTGCACAACAGGAAGATGGGAGCCATAAAATAAATGGTCGTAGCAATCAAGTTGCGCGTCGGAAAATGAATTGCATTTGGTGGCTAACGCTTGGTATATGCCCGCGCCGGTGTCCCAAAAATACATTTTGCCGTTGGCTGGCGCGGAAAACTGACGCAAAGGATCAAAGCCATTAGCGTGTGTATCCGCTAACGCTTGACGCAGCTTGGCCACATCTGGCACCCATAAATGACTAGGGTGCAACCGAGACAAAGAAGTTACGCCGTAATTGTAGATGTCAGGAATGAGTCTACCTGCCATCAAGCCGTCAAATTTCCAGTGCTCTACGTTGTTCCAAAACACTACGTCAGGATCAAGTAAAACTACCGAAGTCATGGCGGTCTGCTCAAACAATACCCAGCGGTAGAAATCTAAGAAATGCTGACGCGGCGCGGGCGTAAACAAGCATCCGGCGTCGAGGGCCGCTTTTTCTATTTGAGGCAATACGTCTGGGTGACTTCCGTTATCAACAACAAGTACTTTTGCGGTGGGAAATCCCACGCGCAATGTTTTAAACACCATCAAAGCGCCGTAGGCCAAAGCGGGGTGTTCGCAGTAAGTCTGAATGACAACGGTCACGATATTTCCCTTCCGCTCACGCGCATGTTGATGGCGCTGGCTGTGCCTGCGATTGTGGAGATAAACCCGCCAGATGGCAAGATGTGGCCAACAAGCTCAGGAAAGATGTACGTTTCAGACGCGGCTAGGGATTTGGCCTTGACGATCAAGTTGTCGTTGCTGGCGGTGCCCGTGGCAGTGATCAAGTTGACGCTAATGGTGGCCGCCGAGGCGCTGTAGTTGGTGGCGGTGAATTTGTCAATGATTGTGGTCACGCCATTGGCCGTGTATTGCGTTGTCTGAGTCGCCTCAACGGTTTTGGCTGGCACTAGATTTTTGGCAGTTACAGTCATTGAAGCACCTTTTACAAAACAACCCAGCGGGAGCCGGACGAAACCGTCACTGTCTGACCGCTAGCAATGGTGATCGGCCCAGCCGACATGCCTGAATTTCCAGTGGCTATAGTGTAACTCGTTGAAACGGTTTTGCTGTTGACGTAAATTCCGTTGCCCGCATTAAATTGTTGGGCCAAGAATTCGCCCGTAGAAGGTTTGTACAGCAACTTGGCGTTGCTGGTGTAAATTGTGGTTGGGGTGCCTGTTATGGCGTCGGCAAACAACGGGAAGACGTTGGTGGCCGTGGCGGTGTCATTACTGAGCGCCGCGCCTGATATTACCGTGGCCCATGAACCGTCACCCCGCCAAAAGGTTGTGGCTGACGCGCTGGTGCCGCTGTTCAGATTGGTGACCGGTAGATTGCCGGTAACTTGGGTGGCCAAGCTTACGTTACTCAATGTGCCGCCCAACGTAATCGTGCCAGAAGTTGTAATAGTGCCGCCGGTCAAGGTAATTCCGTTGACCGTCCCCGCAGTACCCACTGACGTAACCGTACCTGTACCGCCGCTAGCTGGCACAAACGGCGGCGCAAGTTGCAGGTCATCCAAAGATGTCTGGTTGTTGCCGCCGCCGGTCAACGTAAACAAGTTCAGAAAGAACCGGTACCACTCACGCGACATCAACCCCGTGCGGGGGTCGATAAACTCGACCCGCGACGAAGGTAGGTTCGTTATATTGAGTTGTTCAGGCATTGGTCGGGCTCAGAATCAATTCAGCGCCCATGATGGCGACCTTTACAGGATCGGTGCCAGACACTTCATAAACCCTGTCCCGTAGCTTGAGCGTCATGCCAAGCCGACGCCAGAAGACGCGCTGATAGTACGCCCCAATCTTGCCCATTGGTGACCAATGCTCATTGCTCCAAGTATGGCCGCCATCATCAGACCAGCGCAGCATGACTTGCGGATCATCGCCTTGCCCAGTGGCCAAACCCGTACCTGATTCGCAATTTAATTGCAAACTGTGGTGCGCGGTGCGCTTCAGGTTGTTTTGACCGCTTGGCAAGGCTCGCCATGAGCGCAGCCATTTTTGAGGTTCGTCATAGTCATCGTAGACATCCAACGTCATCTGGTAAATGTTGCCATTCTCAAAGTCGCCCACAATGGTGTTGCCACCAAAGTTGCACTGACAATTGGATCGGTGACGGGTAAATTCTCCGTTGTCCCAGCCAGCACGTTCGTGCCATGCTTGGGTAGCCACATCAAACACCCACGTGGCGTTGCCGGTGGGAAACGTCAGGACGTAAAAAGCATGGCCTTCTTGCTGGTAGGTGTAGGCCACCGCGTCTGAAATATTGCCGTATTGAGCAATTGCATACTCAATGGCGTGGGTAGATATGCGTTGACCAGTGTAGCCATTGGCCCTGTAGACAATGCCTTGGCCACGGGCGTCAGTACCTAGCCAAAACAGGCCGTTGTCAAGCTTGGCCACAGAGAACGCAGCCACGCAACCAATTTCGTTGAACGCGCCTTGAATGCGGGTCAGCGGGAAGTCAGCCAAGCCAGCGTCGTACCAAACTTCAACAGAATCGGTACCAAACAACCAGGCTTCACGGTGGTCTACGATGAGCGCCACCAAACCGTCGGGCGAGCCTTCAGAGCTAGCAAAATCCAACGGATCGACCGACAGGCCGTCCAACAGCGAGGTCACCCACACCTTTTGGCTGTCTGGCTCATTGAACACAAAATAGCCGTCTAGATAGCCTACAGTCACCGCGCCAGGAAAATCTGGATCAGTGATCTGGGCAAACACGTTGGTGACTTCGTTGTAGATATAACTGTCAGGATTGCAAGCAAAGAATATCTGGGTGCCGTTGTCGGCAATGGACACGGGGCCAGTGCCGGTCACGGTGCCAAGCAAAGTAGGCACAGCGGTCATGCCCGTAACTTTATAGACTTCCAAACCTGACACCACATAAAAGTCAGACCCGTTGGTCTGATGTGCCCAAAGCGCTCTGATTGGGCCGGTGCCAATTGTTTGCAAAAAATCCAACCCAGGGCAGCGCGTTAGAAAAGCCGCCGTCTGACCGTTGTCTGGCGTGGCTTCGGGGTACAGGTTTACCATGCGATTGTTGGCAGCGTTGATGCTGCGAGCAACATAGCTTGCACCAAGAATCGGCGTTTGCATCAGTAATTACCGGCGTAAATGTTGAACCGCTGACGTGAGGCCACAATGGCGTAAGGCATGGACATGATGTCGTCAGGATTGTTGATGCGCTTGAGATTGCGCTTGCTAGTCATTGCAATCCGTTGCACTTGTGGGCTTGGCTCCACGCCAAACTCAGGTGCAATTTCCATCGCCAAATTGTAGGTGAACGCTCGCAAATAGCCTGGTGGAAACAGAATATTGGTTACCAAAGTGGCGGGCTGAGTCAACTCGTCAACCGAAATAAAGTGCCATTCCAAGTTTTGTGTAGGTTGCGGGTAAACGGTCATCGTAACGTCAGGGTAGGTCATGTTGACAAAAATGACCTGCGGGTACGTTGATGTGACAGTCTTAACCGCAATACCATCGTATTGCTGTTGATTGATAAATTTGATGCCGTAAGACACACCGGTGCCCGCGTCGATGTAGTAGGTAGCGTCATCCAGCAATACTGGCCGGTTGCCTACAAAATTACCTGATGGGCCAAGAGTGCGCGTAATTTGACCCGCAGGCCAAGTAAACGTCTGATCTTGAGTGCTAAAAACAGCCAAACGCTCAGTGTTCCATGAATCAATCATTTGATTCAACGCCATCAGCGAATCTTGAGACACGGACGCGGAAGTTGTCTCACCTTCAGCTAACACGCCAAGCAATCGCAATGCTCTATTGATTTGATCGCCAGCGGTATAGATGGCCATGTTTATGCTCCTTGTTCGACCACCTCTGGTGATCGGCTACGACGACGTTTGACTTCCAATTTATTAATTGGCCCCCCCTTAACAATTTCTTGCTGAGGAGGAGTTTTTTGGACGTGTCTTACCCAACCATTTTTTTCATCGTACACAGCCTCTGCTTCTAAACACGCAACTTTTGTTCCGTGCACAGAATGACTCATGTAGATGACTGCCATTTAGCTGACCCGATACACGTTGTAAGTCGCAGTACCTGTTTTATAGAACAACAGCTCGCCTGCTCCGCATGGCGAAGTAGACGCCACAGCGGTTATTGCAAAAGTCATTGTTCCAACTAAGGTAATTCCGGTTCCCGCTACGATTGTCACAACACCACTGGATGTACCAAGGTTCACAATTGCCAGTCTAAAACTAGAACCAACTTTTGCGTTAGTCAGTGTTGCATCAAGCAACGCTGCGGTGGGCAACGTGTAAGACGCTGCTGCTGTTCCAGCAGTTGCAACTAGCACATTGTTTGTGACTTGCGCCACGGTCAATGTTGCTGTAACAGTTGCCGCTTGGGGCGTGATTGACGTAATGTCAATTTCATTAAGGTTGCCGTCACCAAATTGGTAACCGCCGCCGACGGATGCAAGTGCCATGATAATTTCCTTTAAAAAAGTTACTGATTAGCAATCGTAGATATTAACCCCAAATGCGGCAAGCCATTGGTGGGCGGATGGTAGAAAAACCGTAGAGTACATCGATCCGGCAAGGCATCCGATCATTGTTAATATCATAATCACGAATGATACGCAGGCTAATGCCGTTATGCACAGCGCGAGCAGCCATATCGACCCCTTGTGGAAGCAACAAATCAGCAGTGGCAAATGTTATCGCCGACTTTGCATACACCAGATTTTGCGGATAGGCAGTAGACGCTGTACCAACAAAGGTAACGGCAGCATTGTCAGCAGGGAAGCTGTCAACAGTAGCCAAAGCGTTTGTACTGGTGTAAATCGGAGGACTGATAGCCATGTTTGCCAAAGCATTACTAGCGCCAGTTTGTGCAGCAGTTACAACGAATTGCTGTAATGACCCAGTTGACTCCCGTGTTTGTGGATTAACTGCGTACACATTAGCAATCGTAAACACATCACCCGCAGTCACTGTGTCAGTTGCACCAGTAAGGCCGTCAATGCTAATAGTCGCTTGGCCTTGGGTGCTAACAGCACCGTTAACCAAAATCGTACCTGCACGGGAGCCAGTGGTGTGAACCTTAATAGATTGGCTCATGTTGATCTCATCAAAGCCCAACACGCCAGTGCCCATCATGCCGTTCTTGAACTGCTTGCTGATGGTGTCGGTGGGGTTAAAGAAACCAGACATGCCGTTGACCAAACCAGCATTTGCGGCGGGGTTAACGGTGGCATAACGTGGGTTCATTGTTGCTGCATTTTCATTCAACTTTTGTTGAGCTTGCAACAAAACCAACGCGGTATTAGGCGTGGTGCCAGGTGTACCAACAGTGTTAAAAATTGATTTGTACGCGCTAGCAACGTCAGCATCAATGCTGGAAGCCAACTGGCTGATACGAGGTTTCAACACACGCTCTGCAAAGTCGTCCAATTGCATGGTCAATTCAGCAGATGTGAAGTTCACGCCAATGTGCTTTTGTGAAGCAACAGTCAGTGTGGTGAACTGTTCGTTGTCGTCCTGAACTTGCAGAGCGGCACCGTCAGTTACTAAAGTGCGGTCGGGTAAACGGATACGCAGTGTAGAACCGATCTTGGCACCTTCAACAGCAAAGCTGTCGTCGTACTGACGGTCTACGTTTCGGGTGAGCACCAGATTGTTCTCGAGAATCTCAAGAGCTTTGCGGGTGATCATGTCAATCGTTAAGATACTATTAGCCATGAAAAAAGTCCTTTAAAAATTATTTAGCGGTTGGCTTGTGCTTCCCACTTTTTTCGTTGTCTTACTCGGTCAGCTTCAATCCACTGCGAATCCGTCATGGTCTTGGTAGACCGTGGATCAGTAGTGTCATAGGCTGGGCCCCCAGAGGAGCGAGCAGTGACAGGCGAAATCGGTGCTGGCGCAGACGTAGTTCGTTTCACGGGAGGATTACTGGCCATTTTGGCCTCAATTCTCCCTATTTCTTTGGCCTGCACGATAGGCGCAAGACGAGAGATTCGTTCCGCTTCCTTGGGGTTGGCACCGAGGTAGTAAGCTACTTCAGGGCCTATGTCCGAGGCTCGGATCGACTCAGCCATCACGTCGGTAATTGGAAGTTTTGGGTTGTATGCGACTTGTTCAAAGTCATCATATTTAGCCCGCGCTTCTTCTTCCTGTTCGTGATAAGACTCAAGAATTGCAGATTGCTGCCGTGCTTGATCTCGCTGGGCAATAAGTTGTTCAGCTTTCTGGTACGCCAATGCGTCTGCATAGGCTTCAGTGCTTTCAAACTGATCGACCGGCGGGATGTATGCTGGCGCTCTTAGCGTTTGCGTTTCCGCTTGGCGTTGAGTCTGCTCTCTTTCCCACTTACGTTGTTCTCTTGCAAGCCTTTTGCCAATTGCTGCATCAAGTTCATCTTGGGTAAAAACCCTCGACTCTTTTGCTTCATCAGCGACTTCCGGCGCATTTACATTTGCTTCAGGAGTGGCCGTCACTGCTGCTGCGGGCGCGGAGTCTACTTCCGCTAAGGGTTGTTGGACTTCTTCAGTCATTTTTGAATCTCAAAGATTCCCTGGTGATCCGCACCAGTACGGGTTTTGATTATTCGTATGCTACCGTAAATGATGCGGAAGTGCCACCAAGCACTAAGTACAAACCTTTGTTGAAGAACAAACCGCTAGGGATGTTCAAGTATGTTGTCCCTGCGACCAAAGTAATGGTGTCGGAAATCTTAGGGTCACCAGTGCTAGACGCGCCTGAGTCATAAACGACCAAAGTGCCCGACACAGTTGCAGAAATAAAGATGCCGTAAAGTTTGCCCGCACCAACTTTGACTTGGTTTGTTGCAGCAGCTTGCGTGTAATTAGCCATGATGTGTCCTTATGCTACGTATTTCAGTTTGTACAAAGTGCGAAGATAGATTTCAACAATATTATCTATCAACTGTTGCAATGACGAGTCTGACTTGTCTGCAACCTTATACCGAGCCTCTTCAATTTCAGCCAACGAGCTTTCTAAAAACTCAATGATGTTGGAAGTCTTCTTTGCCGAATGCAAAGTAATGGGGCCAATCAAACCATGACGGCCTTGATAGGCTTCAGCAAAATCATCAGCCGCACCAACAATCCGATCATAGAAAATGTTAAGCGCCTTGTGCTTGCTAAAGCTGCGGGTGTTCAAATGAACGCTGTGCGCCACGTCCCGTGCTAGAAACAGCAAGCCTAAAAAATCAGCGGCTTTGTGTGTCATTGTGGCATTCCCATTTGTTGTTCAGGTGGCATCATTTCTTGCTCAGGGGGCATCATCTCTTGCTGAGGCATCTCAGGCATTTCATTAGCCATATTTTGCGACTCCATTGCCGCAGCGACCACACCCATCGCAATATCTTGAATTTGTTGCTCAGTCATGCCAGCCTGCACCGCAGCAATTCGCTTGGTTTCGGCTTCGTACATCTTAACTTCAGCTTCAAAATCTTTGCGTTGCATGTCCTGCGCTTCAATGGACTTGCCGACATTCTTAAGCATTTCATGCAGTTGATCAAGCTCTTGACCCATTGCTTGCATTTGCTGCTCCGCTGCCTGCAACGCTGGCGGCTTGTCGCCGTCTTCCATGAGCTTAGGATCAATGGTCTTGGCAAACCGCTTGGCCATTTCTTGGGCACCAGGCCAGTCCATGTTCTTCACAAACAGGTCACCGGCCACAGACCACAGTTGCGGATTACCCTGCAACAGTTGAGCCATTGCTTCCAACGCCTCTTGGCGCTTGGTTGCGTAGCCTGGGCCTGTCGCCACCACCACATCGTACTTGCCGACGTTGGGGTTGTAAATTTTGTCGATCACTACGTCAGGGTTGTTCTGATCGGTAATCTTGCGAACGGCTTCAGGTTGGTCAGGGTTCAGCTTGACCATTTTGGTTTCGCCGTCCATACCAATAATGCGAGCCACGCGCTGGGTGTCGTACACCTTGGGAATCAAGTCCACCAACTGGCGCACAATGTGGCGCACACCGCGAGCCAAGTTGTCGCCGTAGTGGTAAGTGCCCACATCGCCCTCGCGTTGGCGAGCCAAAATGGCTTTGCCGCTGCGCTCGTTAGATGACATACCCAAAGATGCGTTGTATTGGCCCGTAGACGATTTGATGTCTTCAGATGCACCAGCTTTAGCTTGCAACAGACCACTTGACGCCATTGGCGGCTGGGCACGGGCAGGCAACGGCAACACCGCACCTTGGCCGTCGGTCACGTCTGGGTTGACTTCCAAATACGGCCAGTTGGTCGTGTTGGCTGTCTTCCACTGAGTCTCGTACCCTTCAAACTGGCCGCCGTAGCCAATGAACGGTGCCTTGGGTGCCAAGGCCAGCATCTCTGCCTCTTGGCTTACCCAGTAGTTGTACATGCGCTGGGCATCCTTGGCGTTACGCACAAGGCCAGACACATACAAGCGGCCATCGACCTCAAACTCATTGCCAACAATGCGAACTACGGGGATGTATTTCCCCGCCCAATCGCGTTCTTCAAGAATTTCATAACCGTTAATCTTGCAGTATTTAATTTTGACACGATCAGATTCACGAGATTTTTTAGGCTTGCCATAAATTTCTTTCAGTTGTTTGTCCTCTGAGGTGCCTTCAAATGCGGTCACGTTCCCAGGGTACAGGTTAAGCGTTGCTCTGTCGTAGTCTACGTAGTAGTAATCAGCAACGCGAATGGTGTCTTCGGTGAGCCATTGGCTCAAATTTTGGTCGCCCACACCCAGCGTTTGCAAGGTGGTGATGGGCGCGGAGTCGGGGTACATCCGCTGGTATTCGTCTTTGGTGATGTCTTCAGTAATGAAGCACCAATTGGCGTCCGCGCCTGTCGGGTCTTGGATTGTTGGATCCATGTAGACGCTGAATGAGTTGCGAACACGGCCAATCTTGATGTCTTGGTCAAACGTGTTTTCGTCGCAGTATTCGGTCAGGATGCGGATGTAACCTTCGCCGTAAGAGACTTGGTTTTCACACGCTGTATCGTAGGCGACGTCAGCGTCGCTGATGTATTCGATGTGCCTGACCATGCCGTTGAAGATTTCTGCGACTTCAATGTCTGCGTGGTCATCGGCTGGAATAACTTTGCCACTTGGGCGGTTTTGCCTTTGGTCATTGGTTACTTGTCTGACGTGCTGGGGTAACTTATTGATCGTCAGGCACGGTCTGGCGTTGATTGTCTGACCCTGCACAGCGCCACGGGTGGCCAACACATCCGCTGGCCATTGCCAGCGATTGTCGGGTGAGCCAGCGTAGAACTTCAGGTCATCAATCTCATCTTGACGAGACTCAGACAGCGCGCCGATGGCCATGTCCAAACGCGAGCGAGCAGTCGCCAAGACATTGGATTCTGAGCCTTTTTGCTTGCCGCCGTTGGCCACAGCACCGGCTGCGGCTATGCCTGTGTAGTCCATTATTTTTTCTTCGCAGTTTTAGCTGAGTCTTTGAAATCTTTGGCTGTAGGCGCTGCCTTAGAGCCAACTTTGTTCATCTTCTCGCCGGAGCCCGCTTTGATACGTGCTTGCTTTGCGTGGATGTTACTATACAAACCAGGTTTAGTTGCCATTTTATGATCCCATCCATGATGCGTTGACCCCACTACCCTGCGAGTTTACGCGGCGGGTTGGCTCAACATATTGCCGATGTGCTACAGGAAACGCAAATGTAACAGCAATTGCGTCGGCTGCGTCGGGCGACGCTAACCCACGCGACTTCATGTCCTTCTTGGACTCCAAGAATATCGTCCCTCTTGAGTCAGGCTTCATCATAGGCGAAATCAGATCCGTTTTCAAGAACCTATCGTTTGGAATTGCCGCCGTCTTGAGCCAATCGCGCATGTCGCCCCACATCTGCGCGCGCATGTTGCCATACATGATCGGGTTCTTCGCCTTATTTCCGAAGTTCACCCCCTTGATCTTGTAGCGTTGCTCTTTCAGCCTGTCCACAATCCCCGCCCCGAGGCCACCTTCGTCGATCACCACCAGCGTCGGCTTGTACTCTTCAATCGCTTCAATCACATGCCCGACCACCGTCATGGTGTCGTCCCCACGGTGGCGCATGATCTTCACGATGTCACGCCCTTGCCGCACCGCGATGACCGTTGCATCCGCTCCGAACCGTGCGGGGTCTACACCGATCACAATCGGCGCGCTCTGATCTTGGTATTTCGTCCGCTTCATCGCGTCGTCCACCAGGCTGGCCCCGATGAACTGATCGTCACCCGCGTTGGGGAACTGACCGTACACCTCAACGTGCGCCTGCGCCGAGTCTGGCCCATATTCCGCGATGATCCGCTCATATACCTGCTTGTCGGTGCCCTCGACCGTGCGCGCGTCCACCACTTTCGTGCGCCAGAACTCCCGCTTACTGTTAAACGCTTCGTAGAAGTACCCCGTGTTGCGCCGTGGGTTGGAAAAAGCCAACCAGAAGCGATTTGGCGTGTTTTCTGTGAAAAAACCGCCAGTAACCGCCCAAATTGAGTCGTCAATACCGCTGGCTTCGTCAAAAATCACCAAAACACCGTCAAAGTTGTGCACACCAGCGTACGCGTCGGGGTTTTCCGCTGACCACAGCCGCCCTTCGACGCCCCAGTAGCGGGTGCCCTTCCTTAAATCCCGCTCTACAAGCTCAGTCAACCACTTGGCAGGCATGACTCTTGTTGCTGAGATTTCAAACCAGTGGCTGTTGATCGACATCGCCAGCCACTTGGTGATCTCGGCCCATGTGACTGATCGCAGTTGGGACTCACTGTTGGCCGACACGATGGTTGTCGAGCCGATTCTGGTCGAGATCATCCAATCCACCAACCAACTGACCAGCGCCGACTTGCCAATACCACGGCCAGACGATATTGCCTCTTGCAACACGTCAAAGTCCAGCTTGCCCTGGTTCAACTTGATGTGTTCGGCCACATCCAGCAGCACTTCGCGTTGCCATTTGCGCGGCCCTTGGAAATGCTCCAGCGGTGTGCCCTTGACACCCCACGGGTAGGTGAACATTACAAACGCCAGCGGGTTGTCCTTGATCTGGGGCGACCATAGCCGCGCCATCAATTCTACTTCGTCGGACGCGCTATATATTGGTTGCTGCATTATTTGTCCTAAAAGAATATAGTTCGCGTTCAGCGTTTTGTCGGGCTAAGATAGCGTCATCTTTGCTTTTGTGCCAGCCTAAGCTGCGGCAACCTTCGCGGGTGTGTATGCGTGCTTGCCACAGATTGTGCGTTTTGTTCCATGACACACCCGTAACTCCTGACTGTGAGTTACGTTGCACGCGTCGGTTTTGATTGTTTTCGTGTTGATCCGCTTCACGCAGGTTTGCGATGCGATTATCGCCGGGCGTTTGGTTTATGTGGTCTAAGTTTTTAGCGGGCCATACCCCATAGCAGTACAGCCATGCCAGCCGGTGCGCTTTGTACAGCGTTTCATCTAAGCGAATTACAATATACCCGTAGCGGTCGCGGCACCCAGCTATGCTGCCTTTAGGTGCGCGGTTAGACCGGCGTATGCGCCAGCAAAACTCGCCTGTGTCGGGATCATATTTTAGTAGTTTTTTGAGTCGCTTTTGCGTTATTGAGTTCGTAGCCATTAACAATCTCCGTTTGTTGATCGGTCAGGAATGTGGGGCAACAAACGAGCCGAAATGTGGGGCGCCATGCGCGACTGGCTGAAAACAGGCCATATACCGACAGATAGGTTCCTGAAAACCGACCTCATAAGCCCGCGCACCAAGCCTGACAGCAAGGGTACACTGTTCCTTGAGAGCAAGAAGGACATGAAGGCGCGCGGCCTAGCATCGCCTGACGCTGCGGACGCCATAGCGGTCACGTTCGCGTTTCCGGTAGCATCTACCGATCCGCGTCTAGGACGCGTTGACAAGCGCCGCACAAGCGGGTATTCTCCCGCTGGAATATCTACATCGTGGATGGGGTCTTGACGATGCCGGCCAAAAAAGGTCTATATGCCAACATTCACGCCAAGAAAGAGCGGATAG